TCCCCTGGTGAAAAATGCACCAAAGGAAACGCACAGCAAGGACCGTCGCGCAAAACATTAACCGGGGCCGAGACAGGAATCCTCAGCCGCCAGCGGATCAAACGTGAAGGTTATTACGGCGCCCCTGTTGGTGGTGATCCCTTTAGCCGCAAAAGTCAAGCAAAACGTGCGGCTGCTCTTAATGCCGGTGTTGGAGCTTTGGCTGGCGGTGTTGCCGGTGCTCTCTTGACAGGTAACCTAAAAGGCGCAGCTATCGGTGCAGGTATTGGTGGCGGTTATGGCGCTGTGGGAGGTGCCGCTGGTGGTGTGATCTCTGCACAAGTCAACCGCATGACTAGCCGTGCTGCGAACCGCAGTCTTCAACGCGAGAAGTTCGAAAAGCCCATCGCTGCGCGCTATTCGAGGAAGCGCGCCTCCATGAAAGCCAGTGGAGCCAGCCGTCGTCAAATTGGTGAGTACGACATGCGCACAGCCATGACCCTCGCTCGTGGCTATGACCGCATCAACGCTCGCACTCGTGGCAGGTACGGCGCTGATGCAGTTTGGGCGGACGGCTTCACCCCCCAGTACGACCAGCTCGCGATCTGACCCATGACCCTGACCCCCGCCACCCTCCGCCTCGACGCCCAGGGCCGGGCCTGCGGTCAGAGCTTCATCGCAGCCGGCCAGACCTGCCACAAGCGCGGTGCCTTCCCCAAGCGCGCCGCCCTGGCCGCCGGCCTCACCGCGGGGGCCATCGGTGGCGCCCTCGTCTTCAAAGGCAGCCGCAACGCCATCCTCGGTGCCCCTGCAGCGATCAAGCGCACTGCTCAACGTGGTGTCACCGAGGTCGTTCACCGCGCCACGGCCAAGCCCCCCTCGATGCGCCTCACTCCCGAGGCCTTCGCCCAGATCCAGCCACAGTCCAAGACCCAGCGTCTGCACGAGGCCGCCAAGACCGCGAATCGCCGCGCCGAAAAAGCCATTCAGAGAGCCGCGCAGCTCGAGGTGGAACGGGCTGGCGCCGTGGGCAGCGCCATGTACGAATCCGGCCGCGCCACCCGGGCCTCCCTGCGCAGCGGCATGCGCCGCCACAACCTCACCGTCGAGCGCCTCCGCCGCCGCTACGAACCCGGCTACCGCCGCACCCCCCGAGGCCGGACCGACAACTACATCGCCTTCTACGCCCCCACCCAGATCCAACCTCCGCTGCGCAGCGACGCCGACGACGGCAAGAAGTACACCAAGACCGTCACAAACCCCGAGACCGGCCGCAAAAACAAAGTTCGCTACGGCGCCAAGGGCTACACCATCGCTCCCGGCACCGACAAGGGGGACCGCTACTGCGCTCGCTCCTTCGGCGACATGAAGTCTCACGGCAAGGACTGCTCCGGCGCCGACCGCAATACTCCCCTCTGCCTCTCCCGCACCAAGTGGAAGTGCTCGGGTAAGACAAGCCGCCGCAGCGCCTAACACTAAATCCCCTCGATCAACTTCTGCAGCGTCAACCCATACATCTCTGCCAACACAAACAGCTTATTTAACGACACCTCAACCTCGCCCGTTTCCAACCTACTGTACGCCGCCTGACTGATACCAAGCGTCTCTGCCACCTGTCTTTGCGAAATCCCAGCCTTCTCTCTTAGCGCCCGAATCCGCATGCAAAGTGCTAACTGCCTGTGGATCGCCACCTACTTCTACACGCTGTCCGCATAAGGTTACTCCTACTCCCAAAACAACGTAATCTGGAGACGTGGAAACACGTTCTGTCCATCGCTACGACTTCGCGCCCATCACCGGGAGCGAGACCACCGAGGAGGGCTACCTCCGCGTCTGGTGTCGTGCCGCGCGCACGGGGACTCAGCTCTACCGCCGCGCCGATGGTTCCCAGGTCCGCGAATACCGGCCCCCCGAGGAAGTCAGCAACCCTGATTCCCTCTCCACGTTCGGCATGAAACCCGCAACGTGGGGCCACCCTCCGGTCCTGCTCGATGCCGCGAACACCAAGCAGTACCAAGTCGGCTACTCCGGTAGCCAAGTTCGGTACAACGACGGTTTCGTGGAAGTCGCCCTGGTCGTCACCGACCAAGACGCCATCGGCAAGATCAGGCGCAAAGACGCCACCGAAGTCTCCGCCGGCTACAAGGTCGACTTCGACCCCACCCCCGGCTTCACCCCCGAGGGCGAGGAGTACTCCGGCGTCCAGCGCAACATTCGCGTCAACCACATCGCCATCGTTCCCCGAGGCCGGGCTGGCCCCGAGGTACGTCTTCTTCTCGATCGCATGGATGCGGCCGACGCCGTCGCCATCGACCCGAGCCTGACCCCTCCCCCGGGGTCGGCGCTCCAGCCCAGTTCACCTGCATCTCCCGTCATGGCCACCGTCAAACTGGACGGCCTGGAGATCGATCTGCCCGCGGAAGCAGCCGGTGCGGTCCAGTCCTTCGCACGGGACATGGAGCGCCAGCTCACGGCTCTGACCACCGAGCGCGACAACCTCGTCGCTCGCGTCGACAGCCTCCAGGAAGATCTCGACTCCGCCACCTACGAAAAGGAAGCCGCCGAAGGCCGGGCCGACGCTCTCGAAGAGCGCCTGTCTGAGCTCGACAGCGACCCCTCCCGCATCGACACCGCCGAACTCGACCAGCTCGTGGCCGCCCGCCTGGCCACCCTCCAGAAGCTGGCCCCCGCCTTCAACGAGGACTTCAAGTTCGACGGCATCGACGACGACACCCTCTACACCGAAGCCTTCAAGAACCTCACCGGTTCCGCCCCTCGGGAAGACGCTGAGCCCGCCTACATCCAGGGCGTGGTTGAGGGCATCCTCGCCGCCCGCGCCGACTCCCCCGAGGACGAAGACGAGGAAGGCGAAGACCCCGAGGACGAGGACACCGAAGAGAGCGACGACGAGGCCCGCGGTGACAGCACCGAGAACCTCCGCGACGCCCTCCGCGGCACCCGTCAAGCGGCCAGCCCCCTCGAGACCTACCGAGCTCGGCAGGCCGATGCCTGGAAGCGTCCTCTCACCGCCACCAAGTAAGGAGATCCTTCCATGGCTGTTACTTTCACCCCCACCACGGTCAACAATCCCATCGGCGCTCAGGGTTCCTACCCCCAGCGTCAGGTTGCCGGCCACGAAGGCATGATTGCCGACCTGCAGGCCTACGTCTGCCGGTCCTACCGCAACCAATCCGGCGCCGCCATCCCCTACGGCGTCCTCGTCCAGACCGACAACTCGCCCACCAGCAACGATCCCCTCGCCATTCAGCCGGCCACCAGCGGTTCCCTCATCCAGGGCCTGGTGATCAGCTCGATGGTCGTCGAGGGCTCGGATGCCGGCATGGTCTACACCCCTGTCCCCACGCCCTTCGCCGCCGATGGCCGCATGGGCTACCCCGACAAGGAGACGGTCAACGTCGTCTCCAAGGGTGTGGTCTGGGTGTACACCACCGCTGCCATCGCCCTCGGTGATGCCGTCCGCTTCTTCAACGCGGATCACTCCGGCACCGTCACGGGCGCCTTCCTCGGCCGCTTCACCAAGACCGCCGTCGCCAACAAGACCGTCGCGATTTCTGCCGGCGCCCGCTGGCTGTCGGAGACCTCCGGCGCAGGACTCGTTCTCCTCGAGGTCGACATCCCGGCGATGACCTACACCGCCGACACCGGCACCTGATCCTGGAGCCCCTCCCATGACCACCCAAGTCCGTAACGACGACGTCGGCATCTTTCTCGCCCGCGAACTCGAGACGATCCTGTCTCGCACGTTCGAAGTCGAGTACGCCGACATCAAGTACAGCCAGCTGATCCCGATCTCCTCCGAGGTCGGCCCTGGCTCCGATTCCTTCACCTATCGAGTCTTCGATAAGCAGGGATCGATGAAGATCATCGCCGACAAGGCCAGTGATCTGCCCCGTGCTGACGTCCTCCGCAAGGAGATCACCTACCCGGTGCGCTCCCTCGGCGGCTCCTTCGCCTACACCATCCAGGAGACCCGCGCCGCGGCGATGGTCCCCAACATGAACCTCGAGCAGCGCCGGGCCAACGCCGTCCGCCGCGCCTACGAGGAGAAGGTCCAGGAGATCGCCTACTTCGGCGACTCCCCCTCCGGCATGAAGGGCTTCTTCAACAACGACCAGATCGACAAGCTGGTCCCCGACAAGTGGTTCGACACCTCCGGCGTCACCACCGACGAGATGCTGTCCCTGCTCAACGAAGCGCCCACACGCCTCGTGCAGAACAGCAACATGAAGGAGATGCCCAACACGATGCTCGTTCCCTACAACGTGTATCGCATCATCTCCACCACCCCGAGGTCGACGACCTCCGATACCACGGTGATGGAGTTCTTCCTCCGCACCAACCCGATGATCAGCTCCATTGAGCCGATCAACGAGCTGGAAGCCACCAAGAGCTTCGGTTTCCTCTCCAAGGACCGGATCATGGTCTATGACCGCAACCCGGACAAGCTCCAGCTGCACATCCCGCAGCCCCTGGAGTTCCTGCCCCCCGAGCGCCGCAACCTCGAGTTCACCGTCGCTGCTCACGCACGTATCGGTGGCCTCGCTTGGTACTACCCCAAGAGCGGCCTGGTGATGGAAAAGCCGTGACCCAACGGCTTGTACCGACCTATTCTGATCTGGTTACTACATTCACCCATTCATCATGATCGTCGTCTATCGCCCTGAACTTGAAAACCCGCCGATGGACAAAGAATGCACCATCAGCTTCACCTTTGTTGATGGCGGGGGCCTCCCCGAGTGCATTCAGGTTCCCTCCGGTGTCACCCGTGACTTCCCCGAGGACGTCTGGGACAAGATCAAGGACTACGACGTGGTCAAGAATCTCCTCAAGCTGGGCGCCCTGCGCGTCCAAGACGAGGAGCCCGAGGAAACCACCCCGGCCCCCGCGGCCCAGGCTGACTCGATCGCCGACATCCCTCTTGCCGAGGCCCTCAGCCTCGTCGAAAGCAGCTTCGACATCGCGCAGCTCCGCCGCTGGGACGCCCGTGAATCCCGGATCCGGGTGAAGAACTCGATCGCCAAACGCATCACCGCGATCACGGAGGGCAAGGCATGACCGCGCCCACCACGTCAGATTTCCTCGCTCGCTTCCCCGAGTTCGGCGAACAGTCGATCTCGGTGGTGGACGAGGCCCTGGCGGAGGCGGGCCGCTTCATCCCAGCGCTCCAGTGGGGAGATGTCCACCCCGAGGCCGTCAGCTACATGGCGGCCCACCTCCTCGCGATGCGGACCATGCAAATCGGCAATCAGGTCGGCGCCACCTCCGGCGTGCCCACCGGCAACCGGCTCGACGCCACCCTCTACGGCCAGGAGTACAAGCGACTGCTCGACAGTCGCCCCCTCTGCGGCTTCGCCTTCTGACTATGCCCATCTCGCCTGCCACCATCGCCCGCTACGCCCCCTGGGGCAACGCCGAACTGGCGTTCGCGGTCGGCGGCAGCGCAACGAGCGTGGACCCGGCCACAGGCAACGTCGTCCAGACCCCCGAGGTCGTCGAATACCTCGCGACCCTCACACTCCAGGCCCCCAACTGGCGCCCCGAGGCCGGAGCTGACTCCACGACCTACGCCTGCAAGGGGCGGCTGCTCAGTCCAGCCACCCTGGACCCGCGGATCACCAACGGTTCCCAGGCCGAGGCCACTGTCAACGGCTACCGCGGCCGATTCGAGCTGGTCTTCAACCTCTCGATGGACGCCGCTCACCGCCGCGACCTCCGCCAGGAGATCGAAGGCACCTTCCGTGTCGTCGGAGGGCCTGCCTGATGGCCCAACGCAAAGGTGACCTCAACAAAGCGCTGGATCAAGCCGTAGCTCAAGCCACCAAGCAACTTGGTACTTGGCTCGACGCACGTTTCACAGAGGAAATCTCCGCTGTGAAGTGGAAGTATCCAACGCCTCCCCAGGTTCGCGACATCGTGGACACCGGCCGCCTCAGGGCCAGCCAGACACGCGTCGTCAACAGCGACGGCAGCGTCACCTTCACCTGGCCCACCGAGTACGCCGCTCAGGTCCACGAGGGCGGAGTTTCCGACACCGGACTCCGGTTCCCCGGCCGCCCCTGGACGAAAGCCCCCCTCGAGGAGGCCCCCGCCAAGTTCGGCCAGTTCCTGCGCACCGCTCTGGAGGCGCAGCGATGACGATCTCAACGGCCTGCCCTCCGGTCACCGCTCTGCGCAGCACGCTTGAGCGCCACATCCTCGACCTGTTCGAGGCTGACGGCTCCACCCTCAAGCCCTACACCCAGTGGCCAGGCTATTACACTCTACCTAATAAAACGCGCATTCCTGCTGTCTTTGTCGTCGGCAAAGACATGGTCCCGTCCAACTGGAACATCACAGGCATCGAATGCACGATTGACGACGTTCCAGAAATCCCTGATTCCCCTTCAGTGGGATGCGTGATTTCCATGGAGACATGGCCCGTTCGTTTCACGAACTATGGCACCAAGGAAGGCACCACGATGCCGGTTTCGATGCTCGACATCCGCCGCCGCATCGCCCGAGCTTTCCCCCGAGACCGTGCGGTCTACATGCGCCGCACTGAGGTGACTTTCGAGTCCCTCACGGTGTCCATCCTCGGACCCACCATCAACCCCCCGATCCCCTGAAGGAGTCATCACCATGGCCGACTATGCCATCGGGCTCTCGTTCCACAAGTCCCATCGGACGATCGTCCGGGCTGTGGACCTGACCCCTCCCTGCCGCTATTTCGCCACCCGCGACAACGCCGGTGCGATCACACTGCCCACCCTCGACCCAGGCAGCAGCTACGTTGAGATGCAAGGCATCACCCAGGCGAGCTTCCGTATCAACGACCAGAACCAGGACTTCCGTCTGCTTGGCGACGACGGCTGGATGGACTCGGTGATCACCGGAGCTTCGGTTCAGGCCTCGGTGACCGCCTACTTCCTGAAGGACGCCGAAATTCCTGCAGGCCAGAATTGCCCTGTCTTCCAAGGCAATTACGACGAGGGTTTCGAGCTTATCCAGCGCGCTCGCTACAACAAGGACTATGAGATCTACATCGAGTTTCTCAAAGAGCTCGGTCGTAGCAACGGCGCCACCGGCAATTACATCTACGATTTCACAGGCTTCAACGCTGTCATTCAGAACTACCAGGAGCAGATGAATGCTCAGGGCCTGACCGAGATCACCTTCGACCTGATGTCCCGGGCTCGTCCGGTTTTCGGCCGCTACGACGCCGGTGCCTCGGCCATCACCTTCGGTGGTGTCCAGTCCAGCCTCCTGTTCCTGACCGCCGGCACCCGCCAGGCCGCCACGGTGCCTACGGACAACGCCACCGCCGTGGTCGTTGGCGACAACCTCACTGTCACCTACACGAGCAACGGCACGGTGGCCCTCACCCAGCTCTCCCTGGGTCAGACCGACGGCTCCGGCTTCAGCCTCGAAGTCGCCTCGTCCGGCGTCAAGGTGCCGGCCACGGTCACCCTGGCCAGCAACGTGGTCACCATCAACCCGGCCGCCGATCTCGATGCCGCCACCATCTACCGCCTGCGCGTCGCCGACGGCGCCATCGTCCAGGCCGTCGATGCCAACGGCGCCGCCTCTGCCTCCGGCGTCAAGCGCCCCATCCAGGGCTTCACCCGCACCTTCCGCACCGCCTAATCTTCCCCTGAGTACGGCAGACCCGGCCCCTTAACAGGGGCCTTTTTTATTGCAGCCATGAACCACGACTTACTTATTGATCCCATCAACACTGTCTTTGCGATCAACTGCCGAGAAGAAGGCTCCACGCTCCACTGCGGAGCCCTCTACCTCGAACCCCTGATCCAGAGCCAGTCTATACGCCTAGCGTATGGCGAGGCTAGTATTCAGGTTGAACTGCCCTTCGAGCTCGTAAACCAGCCGGACGCTTTCCGTGCATGGCAAGTCGAGCTACCTATCCGCAATGAGCAAGTACGCTTCCCTTCTCTTCGCCCCTGAGGAGTACCACGAGATCGGACCGTTTCGCTTTCCGATTTACCACGATCTCGTCCCCGGTGAATCACGAAAGATCGAGCAGCTGACCCGCAAACAGTCTAAATCGGTATTTCGCTCCATCAAGCTCGCTCAACGGATCGCTAAAGACAAAGGAATAACAACTAAAGAAGCCGTTGATCTTCTCAGCAACGCCAGTCAGACTGAAAATGAAGAGCTGTTGTATGACTACACTGACGAACTTGAAGCACTACAAGATCAAGGAGTTAATGCAGTTGAGCAGCGCGTCAGTTTTGTAACACTCTTCATGCAGTTCCGTGGTGAAGTCAAACTACCGGGCGAAGAGAACTGGAAACCCACGGACGACTGGACAGAGAGCGACACCGAGAAGATGCCAGGCAAGTTGCTCGACGAGGTCTTCAACCTGATCCTCTGGGAGCGCGATGGCTGGCCGGCCGGAGATGAAGTGGGAAACGCCCCCGAGGGCGAAGAAACGCCGACCCCACGCCGGAAGAGACCCTAAGGGAGGTCGAGCAGTATCTCCAGACCTCAGAAACCGATTGGGAGAGCATCTACGTACGCATCCGCATGTCTCAACTCGGTTCTGACTTCCCCCGAGAGCGTTTCCTTCGCACACCTATCGCGGTAATTCGGTGGGTGCTTCGTCAGATCGACGACTACGAAAAAGCTGCTGCAAACATCGCTTCAGTTACCACAGCGCAATTGACTCAAGTCGTGATTCAAGCCGCGCACAGTTTTTCACAAAGCCGCGGAGCTGGACCAACAACGAAGCCACAGCAGTTCTTACCGTTCCCTGACTGGCAGCCTGAAGGAGAGAAAAAACAACAGCTCGATCCAGCTACTAAAACGATTCTCGCAAAGCTGCTCAAAAAAGGGCAGATCCCAATTCACGTATTTGCTGCACTCACGACCTTGCCAGAGCAACCTGCGTAGTATTGAACAAGCACCGTGATCTGAGACGTGTCAGATTTCAAAGTAAAAGTCACTGCCGAAACGCAAGAAGCTGAAAAGCAGCTTCGTGAAGTTGACAAGACTGCGACTGAGGCCACTAAACCTCGGACCATTAACATTGAATTCCCAAATTACAGTGCAATTCATAAGAACTTCACCGATCTACAGAAAGATATAGGTTCAGCAGCAAATACAATCCAACAGTTTTATCGAGTTGCTGGGCAGATTCCAGGGACGCCTGTCCAGCAAATAAACGAAATGGGCTCTCAGCTCAAAAACGTTGCTCAGGCTGCCAATGAAACTAAAAACAGTATTGGTGACGCTGGTGATGTTATTAAAGGTTCATTACAAGTAGCCGGTGAAGCGGCCTCGTCTCTTGTTTCACGCCTAACAAAGATCGCGTTTGCACTGTATGTTGTCAATGAAGCTGCTCAGGCAACGCAACAGGCGTTTAGTGGACTGTTTAACGAGACCGTAGGTCGTGAAATAAAGCTTCGTGAGACAATTCTCAAAACACAAACAACACTAGCATCAACAAGTAAAGTATTTCGAAACGGCAAAGAGGTTACAGATCCCTACGAGAAGATCGTTACACTAACCGGAGAAGTTCGGAAAAACATTGACAGCATCCGAGAGCGCTCGATCGCACTGGCTGGTGTTACTTCAAATGAAGTCATCGAGGTCTTCGGTATTGTCGCCAGTCAAGTAGGTCAGATAGGTGGTGGTCTAAAAGAGGCTGAAGACCTTGCAATAAACTTCTCAGCAGCTCTGGGCACATTTGGAATCCCTTTGTACCAGGCACGTCAAGAAATTGGATCAATTTTGCGTGCTGACATAACTACTGACTCATACTTAGCTAAAGCTCTTGGAATCACAAACCAAGACATCGCAAAAGCAAAAGGTCAAGCTGGAGGTGTCGTAAAGTTTTTGGAGGAGAGGTTAGCAGCTGCGGTTGCAGGTCAACGCATCGCAGCTGAGGGCTTTGCAGGTGTAGTCTCAAATATTAAAGATCTGTCAGAGCTTATAAATCAGAACTTCGGGAAAGGTCTGTTAGACCCGATGCTAGATGGCTTGACCAAAATATTTGAGTTTTTGTTTAAGATACGAACTCAGGTTTTTGATATTGCAGAGTTGGCGGGCCGCTCAATTGGCACGACCGTACAGACTGCCGCAGGATTGATAACAAGAGCAAGTGGTGTAAGTCGAAATAACGAAAGTAGAAGTACGGAGACTCTTACTCAAGTTGACGGAGCTATTAGAAACGTAACTACAAAAATCAATAGCGCCATTTCGAGTGTCTACCTGCAGATCGCCACATTAGTTGAACGTATATCGGCGGCGTTTGCGTCGATTACAAAAGGATTGGCTAATTTAGCATTAGGTTTGTTGAGCCTAAAGATAGAACAGCTTAAATCGGTTGTTGGTGCTATTGAAGCACTGTCACCCGTACTATTGCGAGCAGCAAATGCTTTGGGTGGCTTTCTGGCGGTATGGGGTGAGTTTCTGAAACTGCCTGTAGTTCAACAGTTTACACAAATACGAGCAATCATGGGTGCTTTAGAAAGCACCGGTGTTATGCCGTTGATACGAAGTGCTACGACATTAGTTCTAGTACTAAAGGGATGGGAGAAAGGTGTTCAGTTTGTAATTACACAGTTTAATTTGCTGCGAGGGATACTAGGTGGAATTGTGGCTGGAATAGGAACGTTGTTAGTCAGTGTACAAACAGCGGGAGCAGCTCTGTTAAGTGCATGGACACCGTCGAGTGTCGCTCTACAATCGCTAAAAGCTGAGTTAGTAGCAATCGCTACTCAACTCGGAGTTGTAGGGCAAGCAGCTCAACTTGCAGGCTCTAAAATCGGAAGCCTAAACAATCAGACCGGCAGACTTGGGGGCGGTATTGTAACACTCATTGCAGGCATGATTAAGTTTCAGCTTATCATGTTTGCAGTAAGTGCAGGCATAAGCCTGATAATTGAGCGGTTCTCAGCCTGGAAGGAAGCTCAAGATCGCATCGCGAGCGAACGTCGCGTAGAGGTCGCACTACAAAGACTGGCAACGACATATAAAGACGTAGGTGAGAACGCGTCTGCTGCTGCAATACGTGCTAGAGACTTTGAGCGAGCATTAGTTGATAAACAGTACAGCCAATACATTGAGGAACTCGAAAAAGTACGCGAAAAGATAAATCAGATAAATTACGAGCTCAAACCAGGCATCCAGAGCTGGGGAGAATTTTGGAGCGCCTTAGCAGGCTCCGAATCAGGAAAGCTCGATGAAATACAAAAAGAGATCTTAAGCGGGCTAAACGCTAGGAAGAAAGAGCTCGAAGATTTCTTGAATAAGGTCGATTCGCGAACTGATGCGCAAAATCTTCAAAACAACATCCGCATCGCCGCCCAGGACCGCACCAACCTCGAGAAGGAAATCAACGGCCTCCGCCGCCAGCAGGAATCCGACCTGTTCCAGCTGCGCCA